GCAGCATCAATCACAGCACCACCTAACTGCATTGCTTTATTAATTTTAAATTGTTTCTTAGCGTTTTCTAATTCAGCTTTCGACCCTTTCTCTAAGTTCTTATTTTTGTGCGCAAAGATAGCATCTGACAATCCTTGTATTGCATTCATTCCTTGTTCTGCAATTTTAATACCTGTATTGATACTATCTGTTTGTGTTTGCTTTTGTTGTTCTGCAGTTTGCTTATCTAAATCTACAATCTTTGCTTTATACTCTTCTTGTATCTTAAACTTTTCACCTTCTGTAAGTTCTGTATTTGCTAGTTCTTGTTCTAGTTCTAATGCCCAAAGTTCTTTTTGTAAAACGTTTTTCATTTCAGCATCTTCACGCATCATAATCATTTCACCCTCAATCCATGCTTTCTTTTCATTCATTTGAGCATCAAACGCTATTTTCTTATCTTCAATAGCTTTTGCATCAGCTTCTTTATCGGCTAGTGCAAGCTCATTGTTTAATGCTGTAATCTCTTGTGCTTGGTTTATTCGAAGTTGTTTAATTAACTCCGTATCTTTGCCAAACTTCGCAATCAACTCCTCCTCTTCACGTTTGTGAGTCTCTTGCATTAACATTAATTTCTGTAGGCTCTCATCTTCAATTGAAGCAATAGTGTAATCAGTCATTAACCTAAGACGCTCTTTTCTTAAGGCATCTGCATCCGCTTCATTTTTACCTGAATCATCTATATGTTTTTTTACGCTACTTGTTTTCTTTTTATTATTTTCTTCAATCTCTCTTGTATGATTTGCTTCTAATAATAATAATTCTTGCTTGACTGCTCTCATTTCTGCGACCTGTTCTTTATTCTTAACGGATGAGAATTTCAACATATTTAATCTAAATTCAAGATTTGATTGTTCTTTTTTAAATAGCAAATCATCTGATACACCCCTAGCTTTCATTAATGCTAATTCATTATCTGATTTTTCTTTAAATTTATTATAATCATCATCTAGCATTTTACCGTATGATTCATTTCTTTGCTTTTGTTGTTTCAAAAACTTAGCTTGTTTTTCTGCTGCTTCATCTGTTGCGTCACCAAATGCACCCATAGCATCAGCAAGAGCAATTACACCTGCAATTATAGCAACTATTGGTAAAGCTAACATTGCTAATCTAGCTAACTTCATTGCACCCGTAGTACCACCAACGGCAGCAGCGTAAACAATTTCAGCACCCGTTTGAACTTTAGTAGCTAACGTCTTTGCTTTCATCATTAAGAAAGATTCCTTTTCAAGTGTTGCCCTGATTTGTTCTATACCGGTTAATACGGCTTGAACGGCTTGAAGTTTAACAAATGTCTTCTGTAAATCTTCACTCTCATCACCTAGCAATGCCATTGTACCTTGCATAACTCCATAACCTGCAGCAACACCACTACCTAATTGTAAAGCAGCCTGCATATTTGCACCATCGTGTGAAGCATTTGTAATAGCGTTCTTTAAATCTCCTAACTCATCAGTAAGTTTGGCAGCGTTTGCAATAGCTTGTGCGCCAACAGGACTATCAGCACCAGCTTGTAAGGCAATGGTTTGATATTCTTTTATTGCTCGTGTACTTTCACGCATTGTCATTGTTCCACTTTCAACACGCTTATTCAAATCATCAAAACGTTTATCAATACTTGAAATGTCTTTAGCAGTATTAGATATTGACTTTAATTCTTTGTCGATATTATCTAGGTCTTTTGCAGTATTACCTGTATTGACTCCAACTTTAAAAATTATTTCTTCTGTCATTATGAAAAATTGTTATATATTCGTAAAAAAATACTATATGAAAAAGTTATTATTAATTATTGCAGTCGGTTTAGTTTCTTGTTCTAAACAAAAATTTGAAAACAAAATACAAGGTGTTTGGACTATGGAAAGTGCAAGACTTGAAAGTATGAACCATTGGGAATATACTCCACATGAAAAATTAACAATCACAAAAGATAGTTTATTGAACGTGTGGAATACATCATATTCAATCGTTGGTAAAACAATTATGTTTAACAACCAAGTTACTAAGATTGATGTTAGAAAAAATACCATGCTTTGGGTTTTTGAGAATACTGATTCTTTAAGATTTACTCGTTAATAAAATGTTACTCTAACATAAGACCCTAAAAGTAATATGCCATTTTGGCTAACACCTACATTATCATCGGTTGCAATAGATAATATAGAACTTGATGCTGCCGAGCATTGTATTTGACCGTTTGTGCAAAACGCATCTATTTTTATATTGCCTGTTAATAGTGTTACAAACCCAGTAATGGTATAACTACCAACACCACTATAAACACTTACACCTGTAATTCCTATATCATTTTGTGTAATAGTTAAAACGGGAGCATTCGTTCCCGTTTGAGTTAATAACGCTTCCCAAACTAATTGTTTTTTTCTACCATTAGCCATCTGTATAACACCACCATTAGAAGTATAAGTTAACCCCGTATCATTATCCAAATACAACTCCCCTTCATAGATATCAGTTGCTATCCAATCACCATTGCGATGGTCTGTACTTGCAGGAATTGTTGGAACTCCTGACCCTTGCTTGATTATTATTCTTGCATTTAAATCTTGACACATAATTTATCCTTTTATTATTTGACTACTATAATTCCCGTGACTTAAGCCACCAACAAACACACCAACATCATTACTCGCTGTAGTTGGATTTGTTATCACAACAGAACCCATTGGAGCGGGTTGTATTTTTGTTATTACTTTTCTATTCCTTGCTTTTGCCTTAAGAACTTTTACTAATTCAATCTTTGTACTTAGTTGTGATTCGGGTGCAAATTCAACAACCTCATTCAATCTAAACAATGCACCGTTTATCATTATCAATTTACTGAAGTCTAAGTCTCTAATATCAATCTCATTCCAAAATACATAGGTGTTTACAATTTGCCCACCTTTAGAAGTCATTTCATTAATGAAGTCTTGGTAGTATTCAGAATAACAATTTGTAGTAGTTACAACACTTGCATCATGGAACAATTCATTTGTAAGCATAAATGATAAATCCATTGTAGGACTTGCCCAATTATCAAAGTGGTGAATAGATGGATATGTAGTTAAAACCTCTTGCCCCGTTCCTACCGTATCTCTAAAAGTCCATGAACCCGTTTTACTTCCATTTCTAAAGCATATAATCGGCGCACCATCATTTGGTTTTAATACTCCATTGTCAATCTTAACAAATCTAGGTACATAAATATTTGTTGCAACTTGGTAAGGTATCAATGTTGCCCACGTTAACTCTATCTTGTAGTCACCTTTAGCGTAATAGCTACCTTGTTCTTGTTTTAGATCGTTGTATTCAACTGCCCACTTATCTAAATAGTCTGTAAAATCTGTATGACTTTGTTTTTTAAACGTGAATAGAATGTTTTTATTAAACTGATTGGCACTAGGTGTTACAATCGTATCCTTATCATGGTCAATTAATGCCGTAATATCATTGAATACATTTGTCGCTTGGTAGTAATTAGATAAAGGCTCAATCTTAACTACTGCATTCGTATCTTGTTCTGAGATATAAAGGTTAAATTGTCTAATTGAATTAACAAGAAACTCCGAACACTTCATGTTTGGTAAGAATTGATTCAATACAATAGTACCTCCATCTGTTACTACTGAATCAGTACACGTTATATAAATTGTAATAGGTGTATTTGTTGTAATATCCAATGTAACAGATTGCTGAGTATAGTCGTTTGGGTCTGTATATGAATTTAATATCCCTGAGAAGTAAGTGAATGTAATAATGTCACCACTATTGCACGCCATTGAGCTACTTGCATTTACATCGTATGTAATAGTTCCTGTTAATAAATAAGAAAGTAATGTAGTAGGTGTAATTGCGTATATCGTAACTCCATTTTTACGTACATACAATGCACTTTCTGTAAATGAATTATAAGTATTACCTGTTGTTATTACATAATCTAAAATCAAAGATACATCTATCTGATAGTTTCCTGACTGTTGTATAGTTGTTTCACCTAGTACCCATTGGTTATTAATGTCTTGAGTTTCTGTTGCGGTGAATGTTGAAAAGATTGTTGTAGGCTCAAATATATCTACAGCTGTTGGAACTATATATCCTCCATAATCTACAGTATAAGAATAGTTTAAATCCCCATTATCAATAAGTATCTTTCTATTATTCAATTCACTAGCAGGAATAGTTTTAATAGACCCGCCACCATAACCAAATAATATACTTTTGAATTGCGTTGTATCTAGAAATGTACTATCCCAAGTTAAACCAACTATTTCAAATATCTTAACTAGAACCTCACGAAGATAAACATACGGTATTAAGTCTGTTGTGTTCCATATCGTTGCACCTAATCTTGGTCGACGTTCAATTAATGGATAGTAATATCCACTTCCAACTGCTGCAGTCCAACTGTTTTTAATATTTGTACGGTTTAACGTGTGATTATAAGCACTCCAATCCAATTCATTAACTGCAATGTTCTGTAATAATAAGAATATATCTACTGATTCAGCAAAGATTTGACATTTATACGTTGGTGTCATTCCATCCAAAACGACGGAATTCAATTTTAATACTCCTTTAAGTACTTGAATGCCTCTTTTGTTTAGGATAATTTCAGCTTTTGCCGTTGCATCAAAGTTAACATTAGATTCTGTTGCCGTATATCTGAACACACCAGCAAAGAAAGCATTATTTTTCATCGTTGCAGGTAGCGTTATTTCCTTACTAAATGATTTCTTTCGTTTACTAGGCTCTTTAATATCTGCAATAGCGTAACTAATTGGAATCGGAATAGTATCTGATACGTCTAAATAAACCCCATTACATATTAACTCATCTATCATAATGAAATGCTGTTATGTTCGTTGATATAATCAAATGATACTGACTCATTAAACAAATCTTCGAAGCGTTGTTGTTTAAAAGTAAACGAAGTAGATGTGATTCTAACATAGTCAATGTAGCCAGTAACATCAATTAGATAATGTCTAGGTGACTTGTATAGTTCACATAACCAAACTTGCTGAAGTTCTGTAATCCAATCGGTGTAAATTATTCCTTTATCCTTTTGCTTTGTTGCTACTCTAATAGTTCCTGAATCCTTTAGATTATAATCAAATGAAGTATTAACCCACTCACCAAATTGCTTACCATAAGTTGAATCTTTAACATCTCCACTTTTCTCTATGTTGTGTGCAAAGACAAAACTATCATACGCACCAAACTCATTTAACCATTGTAGTGTATTTGGATTGTTGCAATAGTCAGTTATAAATTCAATAGTTAACATTTCACTACCTTCAACAACAACCGTGTAATAACTCGCCCCTGTTAAGTTAAGTCCTGCACTTGTCAATAGTGTTGTGTTCAAGTTCAATTGACTAATCAAATAAGATTGAATGTTACCAGCATAGAAATCTAATAATGTACCTGCTGAATCATAAACGTTAATCAGTAATTCGCTAGGTACTGAATCGGTTATAATATTCAAATAGAAATCTTGACTAGCTAACTGATAAATTCTTTGTGTTCTAGGATAGTTTGTTAAGAACTTCAATCCAACATATGAAGCTGAATTATACAAAGTCCATGCCTTATCACTTAAACAAGACTTAAATACATTGACTGTAGTTGTAACAGCGTTTAAATGGTCAATAGCAGGAGTTCCATAGTTTTCAATTACTTTAATGTAAACCTCATTCGAATAGTTGCCCTCACTATAAATAGTTGTTGACCGTGTAGGCTTTTGAATAACGTTCTTTACAACTGTTGATGCGTCATAGTGCGCACTTGTACCTCTTTCAATAAACACTCTATCTTCTGCAATCTGAACATTGTCTAAGAATGTTTGTACAATGAATGAAAAGTTAGCATTTGCCGTTGCACTACTTGAAAATGTAACTCTCAAAGGATTGTCAGATGTTGACCAATCTTGAGGCTCTTGTATAATTGTTACTGCCATGTTATTTAATTTCTGTTATGATAAAATTCATATCTGTAACCGTAAAATTTCTTGCACCTGTTGTATTCGTAGCCCGTATTTCTAAGTAATCACCTGCCGTATGTGAAACAACACAAGCAAAAGATACGCTCTCATTTCTCCCGTTATTATTTGCAGTTGATTTAGTTTTTGACGGTGTTCTAATTGCACCTAACTTACTGTCATAAAATCCAAACTGATAAACATCTTGGGTTGTACCCGTAAATGATAAAATACATTGAATAAGATACTTTCTAGTTACCGTTGCATCGTTTGTCAATCTATTATTTTGAGGCATTAAGTATTTAGAATTATCTATACTAGCAGTTGTTGTTCCTGCAACCTTATAGAATGTATTAGTAACACTTACTGTAGTAGCCGTTGCATTACCTTGCATATAAATTTGACCGTTAACTGCACTGTTTGTAATACCAACACAGTTAATAAATAACGCTTTGTTAGAAGTTACGCCAACACCTGATAAATAAGTTCCGCCACCTGAGAAATTTACCGTATCTAATATGTATCTTTCATCTGAAATTGTAGCACTTGCGCTTACATTGATTCCCGTTTCACCTGATAAGACAATAAATGAACTATAAATCATTCTAAAACGTCTTGTAATATTTGCTGTTGCAGGAATAATAAATGCAGTATTTGAAGCGTTACAATCAAACAAACAACTAGAGAATGCAATAGAGCCTATACTACCATCCAATGTCATGCCTCCCGAATTAAGAAATGCACTATCAGCCATCACAAAGTTTGTATAGTCTTTAATAGTTCCAATCACAGCACAATCAGTAAAGTTTACGCCAAACCAATCTAAAGCCGTTGTAGTGCCATCACCGTCTAAGTTTAAAACTAAAGCCGCCTCGAGTGTTATGTTACGAATAGGCAAAGAATAAACCGAAGTAATTAAAGCCGTTGCAAGTCCTGTCGATTTAATACGGCAATTTTCAGAACTACCACCGATTAAAGTTGTATTCACTCCACAAACTAAACGATCACCTAGCAAGTCAACTATTGTTGTAATAAAATAAGTAACGTTATCAGCTAATGTAATAATACCACTTACTGCCGTTGGAAAATCATTCTTGTTGCTTACAAAAATAATGTAACCCGAGGTTAAACCACCACCACCAATAGAAGCCAACGCAGTACTAACAGCATCCTCACTTGGACAACTATTCTTAACCCCACTTATAATCGTTTGGCTAACAGGATTCGGTTTATAACTATTTATTGCCATGGGTCTACGATATTTATTGTTATTGCTTTACCTAATAGTTCCGATATTGGTTTAGCTAAGTAATCAACTAACTGCTCATTAACTACGTCTGTATAAAATGGTCTAGGTTTTTGACCGTGTTTCTTAATGTTTGTTTGTATTGCCCACGCCCAACTATCATAACTTGCAAATCCATCTGGTAAAGTACTTCCCGTTGTTGGAATCCAATTCAATATAGCTTGATGGAATGAAGTTTCTTGAGCAGGTTGCGCACCCCAACTTGGCGCACCGTATTGCGTTTCAGTTCCGTTAACTCCATAGTTGACAAACTTCCAATAGAAATCAGCTTTAATACCTACAGTTACTTCGCTACCTTTAATCGTTACTTTATTGTCAGGCTTAATTGACTGCCTTAGATTCAATGATGCTTTAACATTGTGCTTATCTAAGGACTCAACTAATTGGTTGCTTACATCTTGACATAAATCTTTCAATAACTCTTCTAAGGGGCTACCTTGTTGAGCATTAATAACGGCTTTTGACTTACCGATATTCATTGAAGATAATTGCTTTGATACTGACATCTACTTATTAGAGTTATTTTTCTTCTGTTTGTGTATTAAAAAATTAAATCTATGGTTTAAAGTATAGATATTTAAATCTGTTACTGCATCCCAATCACCATTATAAAACTCTTTCGCTATCAAATCGATTGCTTCCTCCCAGGCAAACGCTGAACTAACTTTACTATCTTTTCCGTCGTCTTTCTTGCTTCCGTAGAGTTTCTCATTGATCGTTCTATTTTGGTCAAAAAAAAAGCAGACGCTTCTAAAAAAGTCTGTAGTTCCATTTCTTTCTCTATCAGTTTATACCTATCAGCAATTGGATAAAGTAAGTTCTTATTCTCATCCGTTTGACCGTAAACAATACCTTTAGGATAATAGAATAAACAAGCCATCCAAACGGGGTCTTTTGCAATATCACCTTTACTGAAATCAATATGCCACCCGCTACCTACCTTATGTGGGTTAATCAATTCATATTCCTGACCTCCGATTATAATCGTTTGTGGTGGTTTATTAATCCTAATCTCTGCAAACAATTCTTTGATGTGAATGTATGCTTTAATCATGTCAGGAATATCCCAAGTCAGCACATCGTTTAAATGCTCACCTGTAAACTCTGCCATAAAAGCGCATACTTCAAGTAAACTTAATTGACCTTCATATTCAGGATTTGAAAGTGCTTTAAAATGTTTTATTCTCAAGCCTTCTGTTCGTTGTGGTATTGCTAATTTCATACGTTTGGATATTCTGTTTTAATGTGATTATAAACATCAATTAACATATTGATTTGTCTTTCATTGTTAATGATTTGCATCGTGTTTATACTTACTCTTTGATGCTTCTTTGCGAAGATATAATTCTCTACAACTTGAATCATATATTGAATGATTTGTATTTGCCTCATCTGAATCTATTTTTAATTGCGTTAATCTTTTCGTTTCTCAATGTTTGATTTGCTTGTACACCTAAACTCTTTTGTGATTCGTGACGTCTGTAAATGTAAAGCGTGGCATTACAATATCCTATCTTCATTCCTTTAGATAAACATCGCATATTAAATTCATACTCTTCAGCACAATCTAATGACTCATCGAATAATCCTACCGTATCAAACAAAGATTTTCTATACATCAAAGTGCCTCCATGAATCACGTTATTATCCAGCATATCGTTTAACGTTGGCTTCGCTTTTCTAGGTCTTTGGAATACTTCAATCAAAGGAAATTTATTAATAGCATTGCCATGAATGAAATCGAATCCTTGCAAAGCCTTAACCGAATCAGTTATGCAGTTAGGGGTTAGTCTATCATCATCACATAAGTACTTAATAAACTCACCCGTTGCCATTTCAACACCTCGATTAATATTGTAACCTACCGAATTGTGCGACTCCGATATTAACAATTCGATTTGTCCTTTATAGTTTTGGTTGTGTACGCTCTGAATTGCCTCATCTAACCATCCTCTATCGTGGTGAAATGGAATTATAATAGTTACTTTAGGATAACTCATATCTTTTCATAGTTTAATAGCCATACTTTAGGCTGTAGTTCTTCTTTATACGTACACTTCCAATCACTAAAAGCCTTTTCGAAGTCAGTTAATTGTAGTTTAAACGTGTGATATTCATCAACTTCAATATCAATACCTGTTAATATACCGATATTCCTTTGTGCAGTACGCTTCATTGAATCACACGCCTCAAAGAAATCCCTACAGTTATCTAATACAGCAAACGCAAAGCAAGTATCAACCTTCCATCCTTGCAAATCTTCAATAGCACATTCAATAGTATCGAATCCTGGCAATGGAAAAGCATCCAATCCGTAGTATTTAACACCATCAGGTAGTTCACGCTTTAAAGATTGACTACCACATCCAACATCTATCACAGAACTACCATAACCACACTTCTCTATGTGAGACTTATAAGCCGTTACAGTTGACTCGCAATGTATATTATCATCTGAATGACCGTTGTATTGTCTACGCTTATTTAAATTGGCTGTAGCGTTTACCCAATCGTTTAACTTTGCTTTCATCTACTTACTATTTGTTTTATCCGTTGCCCTGTTTCAATTATTCCATGCTTAGAATAGAATCCCGTGTGCATTGCTTCAACTGTCATATCAAACGTATCTCTATCAGCAAGTCCAAAGATAGTGTTTTGAAACGCTTTAACAGTATTTGGAGTTAAAAAAGATTGATGACCGTAAACATCTGTGTACGCTTTCTCGTTTATGTTATTGGTTATAACTAAACAACCTAATGCAGTTGCCTCAAATGCGCTTGTGCCAAAACAACCGTATGGTTTTCCATTTTGTTCTGTTGCAAATAACTCTACATAGATATGACATTCAGCAACTCTAGCCAAATTATCTTTATGCAATAGTTGTTTAGTATCAATCCGTATATCAAAGTCATTATCAAACGGCATCAACATTTCTTTAATCTGTTTAGTGCCTTTCACATCTGAATTACTAGGATAATGACCAACGATTAACTTACCTTCCTTTGCTTTCTCTACTGGCTTTAATTCGGTGTGAGGTGCAATGTAGAACAAGTCAGGATAGTTTATAAGAAACTCGCATTGATCCGTAGCGTGTTTGGCATTCGGAAAAGCATTACGATAGAACTCTGACTGTTGTCTGAATCTAGTTCCCGTATGATAAACCACAATGTTAGGATGGTCTTTAACTAGATTGTAAAGGTTAGTATCTGAATGGAATATCTGAATACAATCGTACTGCTTATACGTTGTGATAATTTGATTCGCTGTAACTACCTGCGATTGTGACAAGTACCCAAATGGATGCGCATTGATAGTTGCATCTCTACAATCAACTCCAATGGCTCTTAACGCTCTTGCATTGTCGTGTGCATAGTTAGCGTAATCGTTTGAACTTAGATTTAAAACACGCATATCTTAATAATTAGATACCAAAATGCCATAGAAAGCAATGTTAATATTATGTAAACGTATATCAATCTCATTGTGCAAAGTATTTACCACGTTGTGAAAGATTCTTTCTCGCTTGGTTGTATAGAGATAATGAAATAACACTATCATCGTGTATTCCTTCGGGTGCTGAATACTTAACGTGCCTTGTCTTTAAGTCAAATACATAGGTAAACGCTTCAAGTTCATCAATCAAATATTCTTCGTTTGGCAAACTCAATTCTAACTGTTCAAATGCAACCGCTAAATCTTCAATCATAATCGGTTTTGATTTAGATGTTGTTGTGAATGGTTGTACTAAATTACCACACTTCATTTTAAGTAACTCAAAGAATACATCACCTTGATTGTTAACCTCTACATAAGTATTGCATTTAAACTTATTTATAAGAACTGCAACCTTGTCTATTATCCTTGTCCATTCATCGTGTCGCCAACGTTCAATATGTACAACTCCACCATCTTTTGTACCTATTGTTAAAACTGTGTAATCATCTGCTCTACCAATATCCAAACCACCGTATAAAGTTCCTGAATTACTAGCTACATTAATGCATTCTCTAACGTTCTTAAATAACCCCGTTGCACCATCTAGAAATTCAGCTAAGTATTCTTGTCGAAAAATATGGTCAGGTACAGTTTCTCTAATTGAATCAATTTCTCTAGGGTCAATCATTGGATTGTCATACGAACTGTATTGAAAGTATTTGTAACGGCTATCATTGTGACGTAACAAAGATAGTTTATACATCATTCGTTTACCTCTAGGTGTTGATATGAATAATACCTTTTTACCTTTAACTAAGATCGTTGGTTGCAATACCTCTTCCCAAGTATTGTTTTTCATGAAATCAAACTCATCACATATCAAATAGTCAAATGTATTACCACGAATACCATCGGCACGTTCAGCAGAAAAGAACTGTATTGTCGAATTGAATCCCTTAACTATTAATTCAGTATCGTTGTACTTAAAGAATCCACTAGACTCTGTTGCCCGTTTAAGTTCTTGGTAAACTTTCTTTGATTGCTTATAGATAGGTGATACCCATCCAATCATTGAACTCTTATCGTTAATTGACCAATATAAACATTGATTGATTCCCAGCATTGTTTTACCGAACTGCCTACCAATATTGCACACGTAATACTTCGCATCAGTAGTATTGATAGCGTCATGAATTTCACGTTGTTTTGCGTGTGGTTTATATCCTTTAATCGAACTCAAACTTATCTACTGTCTTTGTTTCAAGTTGTTGTCTATCGTGCATTCCTAAAGCGTTCTTTGCGTAGAATATTCCTTTACCTTCATTGGCTACAATATCCTTTGCTAGTGCTTTAAAATCGTCATTAATTCTTTTTATAGTGTTCGATTTTATCTCGTCATCACCTTTCAACCATTCGTAGTAAGTTGTTCTACTAATCTTCTCTAATTGCAATAAAGGAATCCAAATATTAAGAAAGTAATCTATTGTTGGAATATGCCTATCCATTACTGCAACTACTTTTCCACTACCTGAAACTACTTCTTTTTTGTGTGACATACATTCACGAAGATAGTTAGTAGCGTAAATTGCTAGTTTTTCTATAAACTCGTCAGATTTTGCCATTTTTCAAGTGTGTTAAATATGTTTTTATCTTAATTCCAAATGCGGTCTTTTCCATTTTACGTCTGAAATCTCTTGACTCCTGACAATGTAAAATGTATTCTCTACCGATTACAGCAAGTAATGTTACTGATTCGTCTTGTTTAGTTATTTCCTCTCTCATCTTCTAATTTTTGCATGAATACTTTTACTGATGTTGCTTTGATGTGTGGGTGCAATACTCGAAGCTCTGATAATGAAAGTTCTGTTGTATCAATTGTAACGGTTTGAACTGTTTTCACTTCAACATTTGCAGGAACTAGATTTGTTTTCTCTTCGTGTGTATTGATGTAATTCAGAACAACATTAACTGCAGTCTTAAGGCATCCTTGACAACCGATATTAAGAGTTACTTTCTTTTTACAGAACTCCCATTGTATCTCTTCAAATACTTGAGATAAACATTGCGCTTCGATTCCTTTAAAATCGTACTGCTGATGTTCAATTTTAAACCTAATTACCTCTAGGCTTTCTTGTGATTGTTTTGATAGTATCATTTTTTATCTAAATAGGTTGCTAAAAAAAAGGCAATGATTGATGCCGTAATTGACTGTGTGATAATTAGTGAAGTCCAAAACGTGAAGCAAGGATAACAATCTAATATCTTAATGTATTTGGATGGTGAATATTTAAGTATTCGTTTAATCCTCCAAGCTATGTTAAACTCCTGGTGAATTATGAACCCAAAAAACCAACCTATAAAAACGTTAGTCCAAGTCCAAAGCATTGTATCGTTTAATAATTTCATTGTGTACAAATTTACAAATTTTAGTTATTGTTCTTTCATTTATTTTTGATGCTTTCGTGAATTTAGATACTGATCCAACTAGCTTACAATCTTTATATACTTGAACGTGTTTTGAGTAACCTTCTATTTCAAGTTGCAAGAATATCTTATGTAGTAGTTGTGAATCGTAGTTATCTGAAATGATATGTACATCTTCAATATCGTTTATCTCTAATTCGTCTAAACGATACAATCTATTGAATGTGCTATCTTTATTGTAGTAATCATTTTTAATGCAGGTTTTAAAATATGCATTATGATTCTTAATTGACTTGTCATGCATCTTTAAATAGACATGGTGAACGAGGTCGTTACCAAGTTCACCAGCTATTTTGTTTGCATAAGAATAAATCTCGTCAAAGCTATTCATTATTTAGATGTTTGTTCGAGCAAATATAACATTATTTTTCAATCTACATCATTGTATAGCAAATTAATTATAAATATGTATATTAAATTTCTCATAACATCTGAATTAAAATTAGTATAATCGTTGCAATCACAACTTTACCTAGTGTGCTGAATTTTTTCATCTTATTCTGATTTAAGTTTTATTACACAAAATGTGTAACACAAAATGTGTTATTCTGATTTAAAGGTTTCTTTTTTCATAATTCAACTTCTTTTAAATATAATTCAATCACTCTAATTGTCTTCTCTAAATCTTCTTTGAACTGTCCTTTCTTTCTGCATCTTACAATACGTTTAATAATATCAAATTCATACGCATTTAGTTCGTGTTGATTTGCGAAAAGATAAAGACTTCCATTCGTGTTATTGTAGTGAATGTCAGATGCTTTAATTACACGAGTAAACATTTCTATTATTTCAGTAAATTTAAAACACCATAGCCAACTTTTATCTAAAACAACATCAATAAAACTACCATCAATATTTACAATTTCATATTCTTTATCAAATTGAATATATTTATACGCTTTACATTCAGGATTCATTCCACCTTTGTATCTTATTTTATCTCCTACTTTCATAATTTCATCTTTTTGTTAACGTCAACTATATGATAACGTTACCTAACAGCCATTGAAACGGCAGTTAGCCTTTCGTTA